ACGCCGCGCACGGCTGCGAGGGTTTTTCCGTTTTGGTGATTAGTCCTATTTGTGCGGCAGGATCGGATCGGCTAACCTGCGCCAATGACTAAGGCATTTGAGAATCGCATCGTGGGCACGGGGTCAGAGGCACCCGATCAGCTCCTTGCCAACCCTGCTAATTTCAGGGCGCACCCCGCCGCGCAGCGGAATGCGCTTCTCGGCCTGCTCGACGAGGTGGGCTTCGTCGCCCCGGTCATCGTTAATCGGATTACGGGTCGGCTCATTGACGGGCACCTCCGCGTTGAGCTCGCGCTCTCTCGCGATGAGGCGACGATTCCCGTCTCCTACGTGGAGCTCTCCGAAGACGAAGAGCGCCTCGTGCTCGCCACCTTCGATCCCGTCGGTGACCTCGCATTCCCCGATAAGGATCGGCTCCGTGATCTGCTCGAGGGCGTCGGCTCGGGCGAGGCGGCCGTCCAAGCCCTCCTTGCCACCGTCGCAGATGAGGCAGGTCTAGCCGAAGCGATGGGGCTCCCGTCCGAGAAGAAGCGCGAGGTCACGTGCCCAAGCTGCGGCGAGGTATTCTCGCCGGGGAGGTAACGATGGGGACACGCGGCCCGCAACCGAAGCCGACGCGACTGAAGCTGCTATCGGGAGAGACACGTCCGAGCGTGATTAATTACGCCGAGCCTATCCCCGGAGGCGGGCCGCTCACCGCGCCCGATGATCTTCGCCCCGATGCCCGGCTCGTATGGGAGCGGGTGGTCGATGCGCTCGGCGCAACGGGCGTGCTCACCGCTGCGGATCGGGATATCCTTCGCCTCTATTGCGAGGCATACGCGAGGTACGTTGAGGCGGAGCAGATGCTCGCGAAGACGGGGCCGCTCCTCAAGGGACGCGATGGAAATTTCGTAAAGAATCCGCTCCACCAGATTGTCCGCGATAATGCGGATGCGGTGAAGAAATACGCCCGCGAGATTGGGCTCACGCCCGCAGCCCGGGTGGGGCTGAGAGGAGAGATCGATGGCCAAGCGAATTCGGCGACCGCCAAGCTCGACGCCATCATCCGAGCAGCCCGCCGCGCCTAGCGGTGAAGGCGCCGTAGTCGCCGATTTCATAGAGTCATTCTGCCGACTCTCTAAGGGCGATGAGGCGGGTAAACTCATTAAGCTGCGCCCGTGGCAGCGCGAGCTCCTGAATGAGATCTTCGCGCACCGTGAAGACGGTCGCCGCAAATACCGCCGTGGCCTTCTTCTGATGCCACGTAAGAACGGGAAATCTTTAGTGGCAGCGGGCATCGCGCTCTACTCGCTTTTCACGGAGGTGGGCGCGGAGGTCGCGATCGTCGCAGGCGACCGGGCGCAGGCTCGCATCGTCTTTCGCGAGTGCGCGCGAATGGTTGAGCTTGATCCAATCCTCTCGCGAAAACTCCACGTCATCCGTGACGTAATCGAATACCCGGAGACGGGCTCCGTTTTGCGGGTGCTCTCATCCGAAGGCTCGCGAGCAGAGGGCTACAATTTCTCCACCGTAGTCTTCGATGAGGTACACGTCCAACCCGATGATCGTCTATGGAGCACCGTCAATCTCGGGAGCGGCACGAGAAAAAATCCGCTCGTACTCGGGATCTCAACGGCAGGATCTAAGACGGATAGCCGCGGGCAAGACTCTCTCTGCTATCGGCTATGGCAATACGGGATGCGTATTCAGAGCGGCGAGACGCAGGATGACGCCTTCTTCTTTCGCTATTTCACGGCACCCGAAGAGCTCGCGTGGGATTCGCCCGAAGCGGCGAAGGCGGCGAATCCCGCCTTCGGGGACTTTCTCGACCCCGAGGATTTTGCCGCGGCCGCACGATCACTCCCGCGAGAAGAGTACGAGACGAAGCGGCTATGCCGATGGGTCTCGCAGAAAACCTCGTGGCTCCCGGCAGGATCGTGGGCACGCCTTGCGACGGAGCGCCGCATCCAACCGGGCGAAAAGATTGTGGTCGCCTTCGACGGCTCCTTCGATGGAGACTCAACCGTGCTCGTAGGCGCAACCCTCGATGGGCACGTAGAGCCGCTGCTCCTATTCGAGCGCCCACTAGACGATCCCCATTGGAGGGTGGATATCGGCGAGGTAGAAGCCGCGATCCTAGAGATCGGGAAACGCTATGAGATCGTGGAGCTCGCCGCCGATCCTTTCCGATGGGCGCGATCGCTAGAGGCACTAGAGGCAGAGGGGCTCCCCGTAGTGCACTATCCGCAGAGCCCAAGTCGAATGGTGGGAGCGTGCCAAGCCTATTTTGAGGCGGTCACGCAGGAGCAGCTCCACTACGGCGGAGATGAGATTCTCACCGCCGCGCTTGCCCGGCACCTAGAGAATGCCGTGGTGAAGACGGATCGCTTCGGGCCGAGGATCGTCAAGGAGCATCGCGGCTCACCCCGCAAGATCGATCTCGCGGTAGCAGCGGTGATGGCATACGATCGGGCGCGCTACTATGCGTCAGAGGCGGCGAAGCCCGCTACTAGCGTGGAGTTTATATCGCTATGATTTCTAACCTCTTGGAAATTGCGGGGCTCGCGATGCTACTCTGGGCGGCGTACCTCGTACACCCGGCGACCATCGTCGGACTCGCGGGGATTGCCCTAATCGCCATCGGCTACACGCGAGGTAAGAAATGAGCATCCTTCGCCGCGTACTCGGCACCGGAAACGAAGCCCGTAACCTCACGGGAATGGGACTGATCCCATCCGCATTCGATCGCGTTCCGGGTCTCCTCGGGACTCGCGTCGATGAAACGCGCGTGCTCGGACTCGCTTCAGCTTGGGCGTGCGTGCGCATTCTTGCCGATCTTATTTCTACGATGCCGCTTGACGCCTATCGCCGCGACAATGGGGAACGCCGACCGTACCGCCCCGGAGGCGCGAAGCCTGAATGGCTTATCACTCCAATGCCAGAGGAGCCCGCGGTCGGCATCCAATCCGTCGTCTCGGAAATTATCGTCTCGATGTATCTCAATGGAAATGCCTTCGTCTATGCGCCGAAAGATCCCGACACGCTAGAGCCGCTTGAGGTCAGGGTCTTAGACCCGCGCTCCGTTACCGTCTCGCGCCGTGGTCGGCAGGTGGTCTACACCGTCCACCACACGGGCGGCGTAGAGGGCACCGAATTCGGGCCAGAGACGATCCTCCATATTCCGCTCATTCGATTGCCGGGTCACGATCTAGGTATCTCTCCAATTGAGGCGCTACGCAATACGCTCTCTCTCGGGCTCACTCTTGACGATTACGCCGCGCAATTCTTCGCGTCGGCGAGCACCCCGAGCGGGATCATTGAGACGCCCGCATCGCTCACCGCCGATCAGGTGAAGGCGATTAAAGAGGGATGGCTTCGCCATCACACGGGCATTAACGTCCATACGCCGGGCGTACTATCTGGCGGCGCAACCTTTAAGCCGCTCTCATTCCGTCCCGAAGATGCGCAGCTCCTCGGCTCGCGTGAATTCACGGTGAACGAGATCGCCCGTATTTTCCGCGTGCCGCCTGCGCTCCTCGCCGTTACCACACCGGGCGCAATGAGCTACGGATCGGTCGAGCAGCTCTCTGAAGATTTCGTGCGCTTTACCCTGCGGCCGCTTGCCGAGATGGTAGAACGTGCGCTCTCAACGCTGATCCCATTCCCCGAAGGATTCGTGAAATTCTCAATGGACGCTCTCCTCCGCGGCTCAACGGAGAGCCGATTTAACGCATATAGGGTCGGAATTTCTGAAGGGTGGCTCTCCATTAATCAGGTTAGAAAATGGGAGGATATGCCTGCGATTCAGGACTCCTCCGCAGACTCGTATCGGATGCCGCTCAATGAAGCCGACTCGGAGCTCGCCGCTGCTCGCATCCGATCAGAGATCTACGTCTCTCTCGTAGGCTCGGGGATGACGCCCGCAGAAGCGAAGAAGGTCTCTGGGCTATGACCTTCACCGCACGAGAGATCGCCGTCGGCACCGTCGCAACGCCGCTCGGCACCGCAACCCCGAAGAATATCCACGAGCTCACCATCGGCAACGACTACAACAAAACGATCTATGTCGGAGGGCCGAGTGTTGCGGTAGGCGCAGGATACGGCGTGCCGAAGGGCGTCGCCGTGGTGCTGAAGATCGCCAATGGCGACGTACTCTATGGAATCTCCGACACCGATAATTCTAATCTCCACGTCTACGATTTTCAGGTCGACCCGTGAGCGCGATCATTGTGGACGTGGACGATACGCTCCTAATGGGGCAGCGTCCGAATGAGCCGCTCATCGCTGCGCTCAATGCTTCGGGCGACGATGTGATTGTGGTATCCGCTCGCCCCGATAGCCGCACGGATGAAACCCGTAAGGCGCTCCACGATGCGGGGCTTACGTTCACGCAGATTCACCTCTCCGATTTTCCGCAGGGCCCTAATTCGGGAGTCGCCTTTAAGGCGTATAAAGCCGAGAAGCTGCTCGCCGATGGATATCCGGTGGAGAAGGCGATCG